CCCACCTGATTGAGTAGATCAAAACTGGCATCGCGGATCAGAGGAAAGGCCTGATCCTCTGTCACCACAAGCTTGAACCGAAATTCGCACATGCCACCATTAGACCGGCTATTAGATAGAGAATACTCCCCGTCTAGCGCCACTTGCCTAAAGGTGCCTCGGTAAGGGTGTTCGAATTTGTGGGTCTTGGGCTTGCGTAGGATCTCGATGAAATCATCCATGTCGACGAGATAATCCTCGCCAACGAACCGCGCGACGATATCAAATGATTCCTCCCCCTCGCTTATGCCTTCGTAGACAGGTCGGCCACTGGTGGCGATTCGGTGAATAACTCCATCCGCCCCGCCGCTGTCGTTCACATTCTCATAGATAAACTTCTTTCCGTCGAGCTTCCCGAATTCTTTTTGATCATCTCGCCAGCCCATTAGTTCAACCCTACCCCATCCCCAGCGCTGGCGTTCACCTCGCCATCATGGTTTGAAGCCTTTACGCTGGTAACCTTTACGCGCCCGTCTTCTACGCTCACATTGACATCGATCTTTGATGAGCCCACCTGCTCCGCGCTTCCGCTTCTCCTCGAGCGCGCGGGTCCTATTCCGTAGCTCGCCTCTATGTCCTTTGCGGTGAAGCCTTCGTTATATAAGGCCGCAGTAACGTCCCCCTTTACTGTCCCGCCTCTCATTAGTCGAGATGAGGCCTTTTTTGCTGCAGCTGCCCGCGCGGCTGGATCTGTAATCTCCTTGCCGCTTGCGTCCGTGATCAGTTTTTTTTCGGCAAAGCCGACGCCCCCTCTGGTGGTGGCCCTCTTCTCTTCGCTTGTTCCGGCCAGCCTCGCCGCTAATTTGTCGCTTAGTCCAAGCTGGCGATCTATAAACGTTCCGATAGCGAACGAAAGGCCCCCAATGGCACCGATCATCCCAAGCTTTCCAGGTCCAAGCTTGCTGATGAGTCCGCCTATCTTGCCCGCCGCCTTGCCCATTACAGGCCCAAGGCCACGAAACGCATCCACCGTTCTTGTCACGCCGACCACGCCCTCACCTATCTTTCCAAAACCCACGGCCGCGACACCTAGCGCGGCTGCGCCCTTTACTAGGCCTGGGTGATCCTCAGCTAGTTCGCCGCCGATCTTGGCAAGGCTCGTGACCACTGGGATCAGCGTGTCAGCCAGCGGCGTGATGGCTTCACCGATCGTCAACTTGGCATCGTCCATCTTCGACTTAAGCAGCTTTAGACGGTGCGCGCGCGTCTTGCTGATCGTCTTCTCTGCCTTTTCGGTTTCGCCTGTCCGCTTCGCTTGCGCCTTCCTTGCCTCGTCTAACTTGTCGAGGTTAGCGATTAGGCCCTGGACGCCCTTTCTCGCCCGCTCGCCTCCGAACAGCTTAGCAAGGTCGGTTTCATCGAGGCCCCTGAACTGCGCAGCGAAATCCAGAGAGCCCATTTCCTTGAGGGCTTTCGAGTCGATGCGCAGCGCTGCCCGCTTAGTCGTGCCGAGTTTGCGCCCAGCCTTCTTGTCTGCCCTCCTATCCTCACGCCTCCGCTCACGATTCAGCCGCTTGAGCGCATCGGTCGCCGCCTTCGTTGGCTTGACCGTAGCGCTAAGAAAAGCGGCGGCCTGGGTGGACGCGTCTGCGCTGCTTTTCGCCGTAAGCGTGATCGTTGAATAGATCGCAGCGGCCTCGCCTAGCTTGAGATTCATCGCGCCCGCCGCTGATGCGACCTTGGGAAACGCTCGCGCCGTCTCTCCTACCGTGGTTCGTCCTTTTTGAACCGCTACGAATAGCGCGTCAGATGCGTCAGCGGCTGTCACGCCCTCGGCTGTAAAGTTGGCCACGGTAGCGCTCAGCGCCTTGGTGGCGGTGCCGACATCGGTTAGGCCTCCGATTGAAAGTTTGTTCGCTGCGTCTAGTGTCTGCTGCGCTTGCGTGGCATCGGTCGCCCCTGCCGAAATGATGTCGTAAAGAGCTCCGGCCTGATCTGCAGCAGTGCCGCCGAACTGCAGCGACGCCTTTTTTGTAATGTCCTCAAGCTGCGCGGTCGAGAAGTGTGCCTCGTCTGTAAGCGTTCGGATATTCGACAGGCTGGTTTCGTATTTTAGCGACGCCTGGACGGGCCCGCGCATCAGGCCTTCAGCCGCGCGGCCTAGGTCGGCCATGCCCTGCGCCGATCGCCTGATGTCGATCCCCGGTCACGCCGCCGGGCCCGCCGCCCTTGCCAAGCTTGAGGCCTTTCGTTGCCCTGCTTAGGCCTTCGACCTCTCGGCGCGTCGCCCTAAATGACGTGGTGCTGAGAACGCCAAACCGTTTGGCCTCTTTTGTCAGTCCGGATAGATCTTTGCGAAACGCGCGCAGACCCGCGGCGCTCTCGTTGAACGCCTTGATCCTGATGTTTAGTGCGAGGTCGGCCATGGGGTTAGTCCGTGATTCCCAGGGCGATCGCTGCCCTCATATACCAGCCGTTCAATTGATCGAGAGTAACGCCTTCGAGACTATTGCGATCTGGCTGTCAATGAGGCCGCCCCGCCCTAGTCCTTTCCCGCTACAGCGTCATCCGTAGCCTGAATAACGATCTGGTAATCTTGATAGGACATTCGCCCCATCGTCTCGGCAGACACGCGCCCGCCTCCCGTGTTGCTGCCTGTCAGGATGCAACAGATCGCAAGCTCTCGCGAGCGCTGCCCGGTGTCTGGGTATTCGTCCATGCGCACGGCATCGCCTGCCGTGAATGATCGCCTGATGCTCACCTTGTCAGGCGGCGCCATGGGCGGGTTCTCGCGCTCAGCCTTTACCCGCTCGGGGTCATCGTGCGGCGCCCATTTGTAGATCTGGATCTCAAAATGGGTGGGCGTAACTGTTACGCGATCGTCATCTCGCCAGGTCTTCTCTTCGCTGTTTGTCTCTTCGCTCATGGCGGTAGAGTAGCACCTAGAAGGTCTTAGCGGGCTGACCCTCAAGGCTCACCGAGATGGTGCCGGCTCCCGCGTCTAGTTCCGGCGGGTCTCCTACCCTTGTGGCTTGAGTGACGAGAAAGACAGCTCCCGTATCCGTCACGAGCATCAGCGTCGCGTCTGTTACGTCGAAATCTGAAACGTCGACACTGGGACCATGGGCAATGACCATACTGGCGCCGCCCGGCGCAACGTCTGTCACCTTGTAGCCCTGAGGCTTGAACTGCCCCTTGACGGTTTCGCGGACCTCCCCGCCAAACATAATAGTTGGGCCCTCTGTCGTGCCCATCTTAATGTTGTTGATGAAAACTTCCGCGCGTCCTGTGAGCTGTGCCATTTGATTGGTCTCCTATCTTCCTAGAGCTTGAAGGCGATCACGCCAGCCAAGATCCTGAACTGGTTCACGGTATCCGGGTTGCAACTGTACTCAAGCCGATCGGGGTCGACTGGACTGATCTCGACGATGAGCGAAGCGGTGAATCCTTCAACATCCTCAAGGATCGCGGCATCCTCAAACACCTCAAACACGCCCACCAATTCAGCCTTGGCCGTGTTAGGCGTCATCACCCTTTGGCCTGCGCCAAACGAATTTCCGTCTCTTGCTAGCTTATAGCGGGCGAACTTCGAAAAATGGGCGTTGATCGCATCTCTGAACACGAGCACCGTCAGCACCGTGTTCAAATTCTTGTAGCTGATATCAGGGCTTCCGCCTGGGTTCGTCTGGTATGAGGTTACGATCCGCTCAATCTTTACGGTGCCGCTGTCAGACACTGTAGTGGTTGCGATGCCATCTCCAAGCAGGGTGTCTCGTTCAGATCGGCTGCGCCTCAATCCTACGCCGGCTAGAGCTCCGGCGATCCCTGGGATGCTCATAGTCTGGAAGGGGCGCGCGGGGTCAGGCTCGCCCGCCATGATGGCGATTAGCGAAGCCATGCACTCAAACAGAGGCGAAGCAGTGCCGGGGTCAAATTCAGGGTACACCTGTAATTGTGAATTGCGGGCGTTGCCGTAGATGATCAAATTAGCGGTCGAGTCGTTTACCGCTGTGTAACTAACGCCCCACTGCTGATCCTCTGGACCGAATCTAACCTCAAGTTCTGCCTTGATGAGGTTCTGCGCTGTGGTGTTATCGTATGGGAGATGGATGTGCGTGTACTGGGTATCGACGATCGCCGCGATAGCTGGAACGATCGACGGGTCGCCAGATCCGGCCGAGAGCACCACTCCTGGCGCTCCAATTCCGGGCGGAAAATTCTCCTTGATCCCTCGATTGAATTGGATCGAGATCGAATCTCCAGACTCGCCTGAGAACTTAGCCTCAAGCGTGACAAGCGCGGCGGCAACTGCCTTCTCTACCATTGGAAGGCTAGTCTTAGCGTCGACCGCCGCGCCTACCTTGGTCGCAACCACATCCTGATTGTCACCCTCATCAATTGCTACGGGCGTATATTGGCCACCCACATACATGTGAAGCGTTGCGCTAGCTGTAGCGGTGCCCGCTGGCCAAGTGATAGCCTGCTCTGTTTTGGATCCTGCCGTGTCAGTCAGCGCGATAGCATAAACTGGGATCGACGCGTTAGCGCTAACGGCCTGAGATACCTGGCGATCGAGCATGCCGCCGATCCCCCATTGCTCGCCGTCGGAATTGGCGAACATCTGCACCACCTGATCCACTGGACCCGTGGATCCTGGCGAGGCTGTGCCAATTAGCAGCACGCTGTATGATGTAGATGCAGTGGCCTGGACTGCTGCCGTATTGTCGATCGACGCGTAGCGGCCTGGTAGATTTGTCTGTGGTACGCCTGTAACGAGTGACATTTAGAATTCCTCTGTCTCTTCTCTTGCCGCTAAATTCTCAGCGACCTTGGGTGTTTTTTTGGGCGCCCTTTTCTTGGCAGCCCTTTTCTTGGCAGGCTTAGCGGGCCCCTTGCGCGCGTGCGGGTATCCGTCGATCTCCAGATCTCCGGCCATGAAAGCGCGGTGAAGATCTGGCGTCACTGCCATAATCTCCTCCCTTGCGATCGCGTTCTTTTTCCCGTTGAAGTACACCGGCTGAAGCTCCCCGTCAGGCCTCTGTCTAGCCGGTCGCATAGTGTATTTTTTAGCGTGCGCCATCACGTGTATACTACCTCCCCCTGAACGGGCGGCGTTCCACCATCAGGATAGACCTCGCCAAACAGCGTCACAAGGTCAGGCAGACACTCAAGATTTATCGCGCCTAGTTCTACCTTGTGCGACCACTGGATCTCAAACAGTGAGAATCCCATCTCGTCTAGCTTGGCGGAATATTTGTTAGAGCCGCCGATCGACGAGGCGCGCTTCCACGGATAGCGAGGGTCAGGCACTAATCGACCCGTGCCCGCGTCGCGCGTGTTTGGCGGCCTCATCTGATTGAGAAGTGACAACACGATCCCCATCAGCGCGACGCCGTACTGGTAGCGGTCCTTGACTGCGCCCACATCTGCGCCCATGCCGTTAGGCGCTACGCCTGCCGCCGCGAATCTAACGTCTATCAGTGGCGAGCCTGCAGCCGTGTCGATGGCCCCGCTCGTTCCAAGGCATGTGACAAACAGCGCTGGAGCTCTGAACGAAAGGCGCTTGATCTCTGTAATGTCGATCTGGCCTTTCCACCGATCGATCGTCTTGAAAAACGTCTTTGCGTTCTGCTGCAGGTAGTCAGTGACCCAGGCCTCAAGCCTGCCGACCTCCGATCCTGCTATGCCGTCGCCGCCATTTACCGGCCCGTCAATGACATCGATCGCCATCAGAACGAGTCCTCCCAGATACCGTTAGCGATCACCTCGATATCAGTGATGTCCTGATCCGTCACACCTAGCCAAGGGCGAGCCGGTAGATTATTCTCGTCGACTCCCTCCTGGTTCCAGGTTCCATAATACAGCCGCGTGCCGACCTGCGCCGCCCCTTTTTGCGCCTCTACATGCATGGTCTTGAAGAGCGCCAGCGTCTCTCTAAGCTTGCCGGGCCCCTTCTTGCGGGATCCGTAGGGTTCGCTGAGCGGCTCCCATGGCGTGCCATCCGGGTCGACCTCTTCGATCATCCGCTCGCGTGTTCGCGCGCGCACCGATCGCCCGTATAGATTCATTGTAGATTTTCGGAAGAGTCGCGCTACCGCCCGCTCTATCTCGCCGCGCGGGATGCCTTCGACGGTGATCGTGACTGCCATCAGATGATCCCGCAGAGCTGCGATCGCGTCATCAGTCGCGCGTTAGCGCAGACCTGGGTTGAATTTGGTTTAGCGACAGCAGGCCCGCCGGGCGTGATCGTGCCCTTGGCGATCAGCATGAGCTGCTCCATACAGTGATCGCGGCGTTCCTTGATTAGCGTGGTCATCGTGTCCGCGCCATCCGCTAGGAAGTAGATCGCAAGATCCGCTGAGCACCGCTTGACCCAGGACCACGCATCATCAGTGTCGACATCCGCGATCGGGACAACATATTTGCTGCTCAGATATTTGTTGATCTCCGAATCTGCGTCCTTGATGGCGAGCGCGACTGATGCAACGTCTGCCAGGTTATCGCAATTGCGATCGGCAACGATCTGCAAGTAGTCCAGACCATAGCGGTCTACGATCTCTTGTGCTGTCGTGTATGCCATGGCCTCTCACCACTTGTGCCCCGCCGCGGTCAGACCGGGCGGGGCCAAGAGCGCAACGCGAGCGCCTACAGGTATGGGTTTACGATAACAGCGGCCATCCCGGCTAGATCGTTAGTGTTGCCGCCGCCGACCAGCGCGCTGTTCATCAGCGCCTTGGCGGTAAACTCAAGACTCGGGGGGACCATAAGAACGGTCGGGGTCACGATAACCGGCCGACCCTCATCACCGTCGAATTCCCTCATTTGAGTCCAGGCCGTTTTGAAGTTGGCCTCTGTCAGCGCGTCTTCTGATTTCAGAATGCGACGCGGATCACCAGGAGCAACAGCGACGCGCGCCTTGACTCCGAAGAGATGTTTATCCGTCATAAAGCCAACGGTGTTCCCCTCGGCTTCCGCCATGATCACGCGCGTCGTGTAGTCCTCGCGCACTTGCCAGATTAGGCCCTTCGCACGCGCTCGGGTGTCGAGTAAGTACCAAGCCGGCTGACCGCCGCCTGCGATTAGGTTCGAGTAATTCGGCCCGTTCTTGAGCGGGTGATTCGTTGCCAATAGCGGCACGCCATCATAGCCGACGGCCGTGGTCCCTTGGGTGCTGAGAAAATCCCAGATCAAGGTGATCCACTTCGGCAGCGTCCGCCATGTCGTCAGCGTCGATGCCAAGGGTCAGCTCGAATTTGCTGACTGAAACGGTGAACTCGTTCCCGCTGTTCTCCTTGATCTGCCGCTCGCCTTCCCAGAGCTTCATGCTCGGGGCCTGGCTTAGCCAGGTATACAACGCGCGTTTAGTGCGGCTGGAGACCATCGACACGAGGCCGCCGCCATCCATAAACACCTTTGGTGCCGCCTGCTGCGCCTCTCTGAAAAGCGAGGGGATCGTTTCGGTTAGGTAGACTTCGTTATCGAAGCCCTGAAGTGATGTCTGTAAGGTTCCCATGATGCTCCCCTAAGCCTAGATCGAGACCCAGACCTTCCCCTCATTGTCGAGCGCACGAATACGGCCAACCGCTAGCAGGAGACCCGCAGCAGGACTAAGTGAGATGTTGCTGGCATCGGCTCCCACCTTGGCAGTCTCGCCAACATTGGCAGCGGTGACCGGTGTGGTGCCGTCATTGTCAAAGGCGATCTCGCCATAGCCAACGTCCACAAGCTCAGCGACCGCGCCGCCCTGCTTGGAGAATCCTACGACAGTGACGGCCGTTGCATCAGCCGCGGGCACGAGCAGCCCGGCGGCATCAATTGCAACCAGGTTCTTGGCGTCGACCGCGATAGCGACCGTGAATGTTTGGAAGTGAAGGGGCTCCTTCGACTTCATTTGAAAATACTGAGTCATCTACTTAGCCTTGATCGCGTTCTGCGATGATTTTCGTCGCGTGCTCGATACTCACGTTATACGTCTCGGCGTACACCTTAGGATCGTTCTGCGAAGTTGGGCCCGCGGGCCCGCGGGCGTTTCGGTTAGACCTGGCGTGACCTCAGTCAATCCAAGATTAGCGGACACCTTGAACAGTGAGACGACCTGCGCGAGGCCCTCGCTGTCACTGGCGATAGACGTAAAACTTTCGACCTGTGCCGGGGTAATCTTCCCGTCAGCCAAGGCCTGCCCGATAACAGCGCTTCGCTCTGCTGAGAACGCCTCCGCTGCGCGCGCCTGATCCGCTGCCGCCATCTCCTCGATGACGCCCTGTGCCGCCGCTAGCTGATCCTTGTGCGCAGATAGCAATTCGACTGTGGCCGCCAATTCGGCAGAGACGCTAGAGAGCTCCGATACTTTCGCGGCGTAGGCCTCAGCGTCTTTGCGATTCGATACCAGCAACGCGTCGCACTCTTCGACCGTGGCGTCTTTGCTCAGTCCTAGAATTGCGCGCATGCCTGTTGGGTTCTTTTGTGATTCGGACATGAGGATACTTTGGTTCTGGTTTAGGGCCGGCATCTGTAGGGCCGGCATATTTGTCAGGGCCGCTGACGTGAACTGAAGGACAATGCGCGTCTCGTCGTCTGGGATGAACGCGGGCGAGATGTAGCGAACCTCTCGCGCCGCAACACTCTCGGCGCCTCGCTCTGTCCACTCGACATCCGCCACAAGGAAACCGCCATCTACTCTCATGGTGGCGGGGTCGATCCATCCGGCGGCGGCCTGGGTGCGAAACGCGGACTGAGATTGCGCGTCGTGATACCAGTCGAGCACGAAACCCTCAGGCGTGTCCGCCATGGTCCGCGCTATGACGTTCGCCACCTCGCCCTCGGGCAGCCTAAAAAAACGGCCGTCGCGCGCCTCGATGTCACCGATCGGCGCGAGCGGGATCGTCGCTGGGACATTGCCCCTAGTCGCCTCGCCCGTGCCATCCTTGAGAGCAAACAGATCGATCACGCCACCAGCGAAAGAAGCACGACCCGGATCGGCAGCTATCGGAGGCGCGGACGGCACGCCCCTATTGTGGGGGCGAATCCGTTCAGGTGTCAAGAATCGTGTATTGCGCCAACCG